ATATTAACAATATACCACTCTCAATTAATGACTCTGGCAAGATTATTGTTAATAATATCGACGTAGTTAATGATGTTACTCCTTTTGTTGTACAGCAATTGACTGATGTTACTTTCAACGCTGGTGATTCAACAACGGAACATGGATTGAATGATATCATCTTAGAAGGTGGTGGTGCATCGTCAAGCATTACTGGTGTTATTGAAGCTGGCAGCAGTGTCATTGTTCCTATATCTTCTAACATGGGACTAATAGGTTACACTGGTTCTGCAGGAACTGGAGGATCTGGTTCGGGTTCGGGTTCAAGTTCAACTCTTGCTAATGGCGAATTTACAGTTTCACTTAATGCCAATGGTATTATGGTAATGCCTCCAGGCAATGAAACTACATCAGGTTGGATTCAATGGAGCCATGCAAGTGATGATTTGGATAATGTTGCTGGTGTAGGTTTTGTAGATTACTTTACTGCATATACAGGTCTAGGTTTATCAGCACCAGGTGGTGGTAAAGGAATTTGGTTTGGAACTCCTGCTGATGCGGGAGATCCATTTGTTCCAAGTACAAGTATGGTATTTAAAGATAATTCATTGTATCTACCTGAAAATGGATTTATTAAATCACATAGCTTCTATAACCATGGTGCTCAATTAAGTAACGATGGACCTTCTATTACAATTCAAACAGCAAATAATACATCCCACCAATTTAATTGGGTATTTGCATCTAATGGTGTTCTTATTATACCAGATAATGGTGATATTCAAAACACTGCAGGTTATTCGGTGTTGGGTGGTGGTAGTTCTAATATCCTTACTCATGAGTCGCTAAGCTCAGGCACAGCGTTGGATACTTCTAAGCAACTTCATATATTGGCTGGTACTACTGGTAGCCCTCAGACATACACATTAGCAGATGGTGTAATTGGACAACAAGTATTCTTTATACCAGCTCAAGGTTATGCAGACAATGGTGTTGGATCTGTTGTTATCACGTTAAATGCTACTATAAACAACGGTGGTAATTATCAATTTGGAGGAAGTAAAAGCTGGAATCCTTTTGCTCCTAGTACTAATGTTTACGTAAATGCAAATGCGCCTGCAGTTCCTTCTCCGAGTGCTATATTTGATGGTACTGGTTGGGTAATTTCTGGTGGATCTTTATCGTAATGAATACTACAGATTGAGATTAATATGACTATTATTATTAATTCAGGTGTAAATATTAGACCAGGAACATCATTAAGTGGAGCAAGACCTCATCCTCCTAATGGTCTCTCTAGTGCCTATGCAAGTTCATCTGCATGGCAGATAAAACAAGATTATCCTGCAAGCACAGATGGTGTTTATTGGATTAAAAATAGTAACATCAATAGTGGTGACCCATTTCAAATTTATGCCGATATGACAACAAATGGTGGTGGTTGGACATTGATAATGTTAAACAATGCTACTGCAGGAAATTACTGGACTGTAGAAAATGCTTTGTTAAGAAATCCTACTACTCCACCTACTAGCCCTAATGATAGACCTAGAAGAGACGATAGTCAGACAGATTTGTATAGTATCATAGGTTGGGCTGATTATATTAAACGTAGTCCTAGTGGATTTGACTATATGTTTGATGCTTATGATAGAGGCCGTAATGGTGGTATGTGGACTGCAAATCAGCCATATAGTTTTGTTGAGAGACATAACGGTCAAGCTATAGGTGACTATGAATATCAAACTACAGGTTGGCGTAAAGATATTACAGAAATTGCCAGATTTGGTGCTGGTGCCACTGGCGATACTGCAATTTGGGACTATGCTTCAAATAGTATTGAGGCACGCATGCCATGGTATGGTCTTGATGTAGCAGGTGATGCGATAGACGTTAGTGCTGGTAATGGTTTTATCACAACTAATGGACAAGATGGAGGTTGGTGGGGAACACTCATAACTGATGCCAGTCAAAATGGTTGGTATCCAGCACCATGGATTTCTGATGGAGTAACTGGTAGCACCTCAGTAGATATATCTGCTCCTGGTATCATTTGGTATTGGGTACGCTAATTAAAACCTATTATAAATACTTGATAATTTAAACGTCTATTTGCAATAAAGGAATGTAAAATGGCAACTAAAATTCAATTAAGAAGAGATACAGCTGCTAATTGGATAGCTGCTAATCCTATTTTAAGTGCAGGTGAACCAGCACTAGAGACAGATACTAATAAGATAAAGTATGGCGATGGTGCCACCACATGGGTAAATCTTCAGTATTCTGGGGATGCATTTACTGCTAGTGGTGCAGCAGGCAAGCCAGTAGGTATGCGTGAAGTAACTGGTATTAAGAGTTTTACGTTCAAAACTACAGGCCACAGATATACATCAATTACTGCTAATAGCACATTAAATGGTTCATCGACAATAACTATTGATGCCACACAACATCCAAATATTGTTTATACAGTAGAAGCACTTAACAATGGTTCTTCTCTATATTATTATGTTAATGATACTGAACAACATAGTTTCAACAATGTAACTGTGAGTGGTAATCTTTATACATTAACAGTAAGTGGCAATACAATATCATGTAACACAGGATCGCAAATCTTAATCTCTGCATGGTCACATGGCACACAAGCTGTATTCCCAGATTATGGTTCTTCAGATCCTCATATTCCTGTTACAAATGCAGCAAACACCAATGTAATTAGACTAGATCTTGCAGCACAGAGTAACGATTATTCACTAACATATAATGGCATTACATATGATGCAGTTACATCTTTGACTACATATCCAGGTAAGAATTATATAGTATTTGATCCATATGGTTTTGAAACCAATACAAGAGACGAAAGAAAGATTACTAATGCAGTAAATGTTTCTGGAACAGTATGGGATTTGACATTTGATGGTGCGCCAAGATCTGCAGGACAAACTTCTGTAGTATTACCTGTACAGGCTGCTAAAAATTATACTGGTTCTACTTTGTATATCAATGCAAAGAATTACCCTCAGCTATTTAAATTTGATCCCACACTTAGTAACACTGCAGTTAAGGTAAATGGCACAACAGTAGCCAACTTTAATAGTTTTGATCCTTGGAACCTACAAAATTATTCAATGGATTATCATGGTAACTGGGCAATTCCATTAAGCACCTCTATTACGTATGCAACGACAGATACCATTGTATTAGATTTTACATCTACTGATTTTGCACGTATTGATTATTATATTCCTAATTTGCATGATAACAGTACAGCATTTTATAACAATGCATATCGTTGGTTTGATTGGAATAGCGATATGCCACACAGTGTTGACCAAAGAGGTAACGGTATACGTGGTGGTAGTATTCAAGGGTACATCAATGTTTATGATACTGAAACATTAGGCACAGAACGTGCATTGTTTAATAGCTTTTTTGATATAACCAATACCAATTCTATCAATTATCCTTTCTCTTCATTGTATAATGATAGTGGTACAATTTTAGGAAATATTTTAGGCAATTATGGACAATTTGGTGATGAAAACTATCTTTATTATGATTTTTATGAAGGTGGTATCTTCTTCTCTAAATCCCCAAGCAATGAAGATGGGGCATTTATTGCCCGTGATATAAAAGTGGATGTTGCTTATAAAATGACATTGTTTGTTGATTCTACTGTAGATAGCTGGTGCTAATTAGTGATTCTACGTCCAAGTAATACGAGAGGTATTCTTACCTCTCAAAGTTGGATTCAATCAAGAAGAACTTTTAGTAATAACTCTTATAGGGATCCAAGGTATAAAAACTTTGGATCCCTTTGTGCCATCAACGATGATATTCTTTGGCCAGGATATACAATAGCAAAACATGAACATAAGAATCTAGATATCTTAGGTTATATGATAGAAGGTCAACTTGAGCATTGGGATAGTTTAGGCAACACCTCAATAGCTAATCCTGGTCAAGTACAGCATATGTGGTGTGGTAGAAGTATATGGCACACTGAGAAGTGTATTAGTGACAAGCCATCAAGATACTTGCAAATATGGATAACTCAGGATAGCAAAGATACTGACCCACTTTACGAACTTTACAATAGAGAAACATTACAATTTTCAAAGTTAAACATTAAAATGAATACAACAATGCAAGTGTATGCAGGTATTCTTAATAATGAGTATACACCTAGCAAATCTTATTTGTATGTTATATCAGGTAAATGTCAAATAGACGGTCAGATGTTGTATGAAGGAGATGGTGCTGAGTTAGATGGTGAAACCATAGTTCCAACAGATTCACCACACTTGATTTTATTTGTCATATAAATAAAAGACAATATTCTTTTAGGAGTTAAAAATGGCAACGTCAAACGTAACAAAGTATGGTCTTTCATCACAATATTTTACAATGGTTGGAAGCAACGTAACAGGTAATGTTACTTTCCAAGTTGTAGGTTCTTATCCAGTATGGATTAATTATTCCAATACAGGTGTGGCACCACCTAATACAGCTACCGGATTTGCTTATGATCGTTATCAAGGTGAGCTTCAGCAATCTCTTAGCGTACTAACACTTCTTTCTGGTGCTAACACCATATTTGCAAGAGCAATGTCTGCCAATAGTTCCATCGTAGTAGAAATGTAAGATGTCAATTAATTCAGCACTAGGTACAGGTAGAAAAATTTGGGGTGGTTTACAGGGTGTAAAAAGATACACCATGAAAGCAACTTTAGGTTCTGGTGCGACAGCAACCTTTACAGGTCAAACCAGTATTGTTCAGCACATTAAAAAAGGTTACAGAGTCACTGGTACTGGATTAAATTTCAAGGCTAGCGTCCTCTCAGTTAACTATACGACAGGCGTCATAACTGTGGCATCAGGTTCTGGTACTTTTCATACTGGGGCCACCTACATTTTTACATCATAATGAAATATAATTAATATGGATAAACTTGACGAGTCTAATTTTTTACTTTACGCAGCCAAGCATTATGATAACCCTCAGTGTTATGATACTATAGAATTTTACGACGATCTTAAAAGATTTAAATATATTAAAAGGTTGTTTAATAGATATGTAGAAGAAGGTGATCTAAAAGAACGCCTCATTTTAAATCATATGATAATTTTAAACAATGTATTTGGAGTAGAAGCAACAACTAGAATGTTGTTTCTTAGATGCAAGAACATGGAACATCTACTCAAACCTTTCTTGGTATTCTTAAATCATTTACCAGACCAAATATCAAATATTGGTATTGAAAATAGAACAATAAATACCAAAGACATTTCCATGGATGAAAATATCCTAAACGAGCTTAGAAAGATTTGACATAATGAATGGTATAGCAGATAAAGTATTAGCATATCAATTTATTAGAAAGTTGACAACTCCTTTTATTCAATGGCCTGCATATCATCTCGGGCTAATTGATGAGAGAGGTAACTTTCTTAAGAAGTATGGTACGTTGAATTCTAATGAAAAGAATGCTCTTGGCTATACTGATATTATGATTATCAATCTAAAGAAATGGATTGCAAGGATTCCTGGTGGTGGTTCTAGACTAGGTACAATCGCTGCAACTCTCGTTCTTTTAAATAACAAGCCTTTAAAAGAAGATTTTGGTATTGCAGGTACAAGTGGTGACATTAATGGTTCTACTAATTCAACCAATGGAACTACTGCATCAGTTCCTAGCACACCTGTAACACATCAGCAGGATAGCAAGAAAAAGAAGAAATCTCTTAAAGAGTCATATGTTACACCAGAGTTAAAAGAAGCATTCCTTCATTATTTAAAAATAGTAGAAGATGGTGGCGCTGTTGGTCCTGCAGCAGGTCCTGCAGTTAATGCTGCTTCAACCTCTCCTACATTGACACCAGGCAATGGCAATCCAGCAGTTCCTCCTGACAATGCTTATAAGAGAAAAAACAAAATATACACCAGCAAGTTAAAAAGACAACTTGGTGAGGGTGATGAAGTAGGTATTAAGACCAAGTATGATGACAATGGTCCTTTATATGCCAAGGTCAATAATAAGTTAGAAAAAAAAGTTAACAAAACTTTCAGTAAGTTTATTACAAAGAACTCTCTGGTTAAAGAAGATACGACATTAGAATATCATGATAAGATGAATCCAAAGATTTGGAACGATGAAGTTAACTTAAAACCAGAAATAAGAGCCAAGTTAATGCAGATCGCATCTGCATGGGCAAAGTTTGCAAAGATTAATCCTATGGAGATTAAAGATATTATCTTTACAGGTGGCAATGCAAACTATAACTACACCCCAAAGTCTGACATAGACCTACATTTGGTAATCAATAGAGATGACTTTGGACATGATAATGAATGTGATTGCTCATCATGCAATATCAATCGTATGTTTATTGATGAATATCTTCAAGATAAAAAAGTACTATGGACATTAACCCATAGCGAGATTAACATCTACGGTTATCCCGTAGAACTATACGCACAGGACGTAACCGATGTGCCTCATCAAGGACAAGGTGTTTACTCTGTTATGTACGACCACTGGATTCAACTTCCAGAATTTCTTAATTTACATTTTGAATCTGATCCACTTTTGAATAATAAAGTCGAATACTATATGAAGATGATCGACAAGGTGATTGCAGATAGATCAGATGAAGACACAGTAAGTAGAATTAAAGAAAAGATCAAGAACATGAGAGGAGCTGCCATTGCTAAGAATGGGGAGTTCTCTTTTGAAAATCTAGTATTCAAAGAACTTCGTAATGCAGGTTATTTGGACAAACTATCTGACTATGAAAAAACAATGAAAGACAAGGCTTTGTCACTATCATGATAAAATTGTTATTCAGATTAGCTTTTAGTGGTGGACTTCCTTCAATGATTGCTTTGGCAATATTTGTGTCAGCAGGAGCATTTACGTGGTTAAAGGTTCACGATTATAATATAAAAGAAGCTGCTATTTTACAATTCAACCAAGATCAAGAAAAGATTGTTGAACAAAAGCAGGAACAGTTCAAACAAGATACTGCCACTATACAAGATGATGCTTCACGCATTAGAGAAGAGATTGCTAATAACCAAAAGCAAGAAGATGTTAAAGTGAATGCAATAGAAAAGCAAGCTAGTACAGAAGTAAGCAAAGATAGTCAATCATCTGCATACTTAAAAAGTATTATTAAACAACTTAATGACTTATATGGATCTTTAAAATGAAGAAACTTGTTGTAATTAGTTTAGCTTTATTTGTTGCGGGATGCCATACAAGTCCAGAATTTTATGCTCCTGAATACAAGGTTGTAAAAGCTCCTGATTATCTGTATAATTGTCCTTTGTCTAACAAGTTTCCTAATCCGGATAAGCTAACAGACCAGCAGGTTGGAGACTTAATACTAAGCCTTCATAAGAATAATGTCACGTGCAAGAAGTCACTAGATTCTATTAAAAAATTCTATGATGATGCTGACCAGACCATAAGCAAGAATAATAGTTGACATTTACTTAAACTCTTGTATACTATCCCTATTGGATCAAAATAGGATACAGAGTAATGGATACATTGTGGTTAGATCAGAAGTTTGCCTCATTAGTTGGCTCACAGCTGGAACAATTCAAAGTAATTAAGAATAGACCATACAATGCTAAGTTCAGATGCAATGTGTGTGGTGATTCACAAACCAATAAGTTTAAGACACGTGGACACTTTTATGAGCATTCTGGTAGGATTAATGTTAAGTGCTTTAATTGTGGTTATAGTACTTCACTAAGTAAGTTCATTAAGACATATAGTCCTTTACTTTATACAGAATATAGATTAGAATACTTGAAGGAATCGGGTCAAGCCGAGCAGCCTGAAAAGTTCGTATCTGCTATCGAAAAATATGCTAGCAGAAGAATCGATCATTTCGATCCATTCAAAGAAATACGTAAAATATCGCAATTAAAGCCGGAACATCCAGCAAAAAAGTATATCGTTGATCGATGCATTCCTGCAAAGACTCATTTTCGAATTTACTATTCAGATACATACTATGCTTGGGTAAATACAATACTGCCTGGGAAGTTCAATGACAAAGCACTTGCATTGGATGAACCTCGTATCGTATTTCCATTTGTCGATGCTAAAGGATATGTCTTTGGGTTTACAGGCAGATCGATTAGCAAGACATCTACACTAAGATACTCTACAATCATACTTGATGAAACAAAAGACAAGATATTTGGACTAGACTCTATCGACAGAAACAAACCCGTGTATGTCGTTGAAGGTCCAATCGATAGTCTTTTTATTGATAATGGTGTGGCAATGGCGGGCTCGGATGTAAATCTTGGCAACGTTGCTGATAGAGATAAAATTATAGTAATATACGATAATGAACCGCGAAACAAAGAGATTGTTAAAAAGATTGGTAGAGCTATCGACCAGAACTACAAAGTTTGTATCTGGCCAGATTTCATCGAATACAAAGATATAAATGATATGGTTGTTAAGCAAGGTCTGTCAGGCCCTGCTGTTCAATCTATTATCGATAGTAATACTTTTGAAGGATTGGCAGCTAAGATGCGGTTACAGCAATGGAGTAAAGTATGAGTGAAGAAACTAAATCATGGACAGTCTCCTTACAAGTGAATCCATACTTTGATGACTTTTACATTGAGTTTCCAGAAGAGATGCTGCCTGATTTGGTTGAGCTTGGTTGGAAGGTTGGTGATGATCTTCAATGGATAGACAATCAAGATGGTTCGTTTACAGTAAAGAAAAAAGAACAAGAATAATAAAAAGAGGTATAATTATATGAGCACGATTTATAAAGACGCTAAGAAGTTGTTGTCGGATGCCAAGTTTTACGAAGGATATGCAAGATACGTAGAAGACCAAGGTAGATATGAAACTTGGAACGAAGCTGTTGATCGTGTAATTAAAATGCACATTGGCTTTTATGCAGACAAGATGTCATCCAAGCTAATGGGATATATTGACGAAGCAACCAAGGCTTACAAGCAGAAGTTGGTATTGGGTGCTCAGCGTTCATTACAGTTTGGTGGTGATCAGTTATTGAAACACCAAATGCGTATGTACAATTGTACCTCTTCATACGCAGATCGTCCTGCATTCTTTGGTGAAGTTTTCTATATTCTTCTTTGTGGAGCTGGTGCAGGTTTTTCTGTACAGCAACACCACATCGATCGCCTTCCTAAGATTGGACCACGCACCAAGCAACCAAAGACACACGTTGTAGAGGATTCTATTGAAGGATGGGCTACTTCACTTGACGTTCTTCTTTCGTCGTTCTTTACAGAAAATGCTAAGTATCCAGAATACTCTGGTCGCAAGGTTTACTTTGATCTTTCACAAGTTCGTCCAAAGGGCTCAAAGATCTCTGGTGGATTCAAAGCTCCTGGTCCAGATCCTCTTCGTCGCTCACTTGATCGTATTGAGTATATTCTAACTGGTCTTACTCTTCATGAGAAGACTGCAGCTTTGAGGCCAATCCATGTCTACGATATTGTTATGCACGCTGCTGATGCTGTATTGGCTGGTGGTGTTCGCCGTTCAGCTACTATCTGTTTATTCTCTCCTAACGATAATGAGATGGCGGGAGCTAAAACTGGTAATTGGTATATTGATAATCCACAACGTGGTCGCTCTAACAATTCAGCTGTCATTGTTCGTAATGAAATAACAAGAGAACAGTTTGCTAGCTTAATGACTTCAATTAAGCAGTTTGGTGAGCCTGGATTCTTCTTCGTTGATAATAAAGATATCACAACCAATCCTTGTGTTGAAATTGGCATGTATCCTCAGATCGATGGGCAATCAGGTTGGCAAGGTTGTAATCTTACTGAAATTAATGGTGGTATGTGTGACGATGAAGAAACATTCTATCAGGCTTGTCGTGCAGGAGCCATCCTTGGTACACTACAAGCTGGCTACACAGATTTTAAATTTCTTTCATCAACTACGAAGGCAATCTTTGATCGCGAAGCACTTCTTGGTGTATCTGTCACAGGTTGGATGAACAATCCAAAGATCTTGTTCGATGCAAAGATCCTCGAAAAGGGTGCAGAGATTGTTAAGCAAACCAACAAGGAAATGGCTGAATTGCTTGGTATCAATGCCGCTGCTCGTACAACATGCGTCAAGCCTTCAGGCAATGCATCTGTATTGTTGATGACTGCTTCTGGTATTCATGCAGACCATTCACCGATGTACATTCGTAACATTCAGTTGAATAAAGAAACTGAAGTAGCAAAGTTAATTAAGCGTATTAACCCAAATATGGTTGAGGAATCTGTCTGGTCTTCTGGTAAGACAGATTATGTTATATCATTTCCTGTAGTGTCCAAGGAAGGATCCATATATAAAGATGAGCTGATTGGTATCAAGCATCTCGATCTTATTAAAAAAGCACAGGAGCATTGGGTTAATGCTGGAACAAATGTTGAAAAATGTGCTCATCCTGGTATTCGCCATAATGTCTCTAACACTGTTATTGTCGACGACTGGGATGAGATTGAAGAGTATGTATTTGCTAACCGCAATTATTTTGCTGGCATATCTTTCTTACCGATGACTGGTGATAAAGATTACAATCAGGCTCCTAATACCGAAGTGTTGAATGCAAATCAAATTGTCGAGAAGTATGGTGCAGGAGCAATCATGGCTTCTGGTATCATTGTCGAGGCTTTGAAGTGTTTTGACAATCTTTGGATGGCCTGCATGACTGCTAATGGCTTTGGTGAAGATCTTACTGCTGATAATCACATCAACACTCTAAAGAAGGATTGGGTTCGTCGCTTCAAGAAGTTTGCCACTAACTACTTTGGTGGCGATATCAAGAAGACTGAATACTGCTTCAAGGATGTATATTTGTTACATAAATGGGAAAAGATTCAACAGACGCTTGTTGATATCAAGTGGGAAGATGAGCTCAAGGAAATCAAATATATAGATGTAGATACGATTGGTTCTGCAGCTTGCGTTGGGGGTGGATGTGAACTCTTCTGATAAACAGAATAGTCCTTGTGAGACCACATGTTGCTTGGATACGAACCATTCGTATTGCGAAACTTGTGGTCGCACATCCAATCAAATACAAGATTGGCTAACATATGATCACGATACAAAAAAACAAGTGGTAAAAGAAGCTAAGACTAGAAGGAAGAAATTGAATGGACTGGGAACATCTAATTAGTGTTATTTCGGAGATTGTAAAAGACGAAGGTGCTAGAGAACAAATTTACAAACGTCTTTTGGAAGCAACTGACCATACAGAACGAGATGGTATTGAGGAAGAATGTTTAGGTTATGATGATGCTTTTGACTCTGTGTGGGAAGAGTACTTTGCCAAGGATAAGCCTGAAGAAGAGGAAGAAGAAGACTACGATTATGATGATGAATAATCAATGAGAATCGTTGGAGTAGATTACAGTCTTTCTTCCCCTTGTGTTTGTATAAGTGATAAATTTCCTGTTAAGTTTACACAATGTAAATTTTATTATTTAACCTCCATGAAAAAATTTGATACAGATGTTGACAACATTCATGGAGATTTACATAATGATTATCTATCCAACGAACAAAGATACTACCAAATTACACAATGGGTGTTGTCTTTGTTAACAAAAGATGATATTATATACATTGAAGGTTATTCTATGGGTTCCACAGGTATGGTTTTCAATATTGCAGAAAATGCTGGATTGTTAAAACACTACCTGTGGAAACACAAATATAATTTTAAAACAGTTCCTCCTACCGTAATTAAAAAATTTGCTACAGGTAAAGGAAACGCCAATAAGCAATCTTTGCAAGATAGTTTTGAACATGAAACTAAATACGATATCAAGAAGAAGCTCAACATGACTGAAAAGCAATGGAACCCTTCTTCTGATATTATTGATAGTTACTTTATTTGTAAATATGGTTATGAACAGGAGATGAAAAATGTGGAAGAAAATTAAACAGTGGTTAGGTGGAAGTCCAGCTGTAAACGATCAGATTACTGATACAGCAACTGCTCCTATTGCTACACCAACAGTAGGAACCCCTATCGTGTCGAAACAAATTAAACCTACCAGTGCCAAAGCAGCTAAGCCTGTTAAGCCTGTATCCCCTTCTAAAGTATCCGCCGTCAAGCAAGTTTCACCAGCTAAACCTGTAACAGCAAGCAAGACAAAGGCAAAAGGTGTCAAGAAGAGTTAATATCAAAGTAGCGCAGGATGGTAACCTTCCTATTATTATAGGTGACTGTCCTGCATGCCATAATGGTGAAAATACAATGGTGTTGGTTGATTATACACCCAATCGTAACCCAGATAATGGTGTACTTAAATTAAGATGTTTGGTATGCTCAAACATACACGTAACAAAAATATGTGAAGTAACAGAAGAGTGAGAATGACAAATGGCTGGTAAAGCAAAAAGAGCAAAATACACTTCTAAGGGTCAACGCAACAGTGTCTCTAATGATACGGTCAGGGCATTGCGTCAAAGCAAGTCCCCTCTTGATAAGATTCTTAATAAGTTGAATGTTTGGGCAAAAGGTAAGAAGGTAATGGTTACCATTCCTAACCCAAATAAGAATGAGACTAATAAGCGTTTCATTCGCGTAGAAGGTACACATTCTGGTGCCTTTGGACCATGGAAGAGACCAGAAAAGGATTCTGGAATAAGGATGACGTCTAATGATTGAGGTTTACGGAAAACCTAACTGCGTATGGTGTGATGCTGCAAAAAAACTACTCGACGAGAGAAGTGTTAGTTATAAGTATTACTCCTTGGGTGAAGATTACGATCTTAACTTTATCGTAGAAAATTTCCCAGGTGTTAAGACAGTTCCTATTGTCGTAGCATTGGGGTTTAGAATTGGTGGTTTTGAAGAGTTGAAAATGTATTTGGAGGAGACTTCCGGTGGACATGCAGACAGTATCTAAAACAAATATTATTAATATGCTACACAACGGCATTATTAATATTAAATTTACCAAGACTGATGGGTCAGAACGTACAATGAAATGCACGTTGATTGACTCAATTGTCAAGCCTTATGAGAAAAAGACTGACAAAGAAAAGACTATCAATGAAAATATTCTTTCAGTTTGGGATATTGAAAAAGATGCTTGGCGTTCATTTCGCCTAGACTCAGTGTTAGAGATTTATAAATAAGACCAGTATCATATTAATACTGGGTAACATTCTATGTCTGACTCAATAACGATGCCGGTAATGACAAAACTAATTGCCGGTCTCGGGGGATTAATTGGTGGGACTGCGTTTATGGCTTTCTATAGACCTTGCAATGTGTGGGATGCAGCAATAAGATCTGGTCTTAGTGTTACATCCGCCATTGTGGGAGTTGGGCCCATAATAGAGTATTTTAATATAGCCCCCACATCCGACAACGTAATGGCTATCGCAGCAGCGATAGGATTCTGTTCGTGGAGTATTTTATCACTCACCGCTAGATTCTTGATGAATGTTCAAGATGAAAAAGTCAATATAAAACTACCGTCTATATTAGAACGTAAAGAATGATCTAAAATTTATTTGTGAATGGTTATATTATGGAAAAGAATGAATTGAATAAAAATGCTCGGGGAGGTTCCGAGTTAATGCAAGAACGCTTGTACAAATCAATCCCTTCAGAGCTTCTTGACAAATTTCAAATTATTTTATCTCGAGTAAGAGATATCAATCCAGATAAGAAAAAGATCCTTTGGTTGCATGACCACCATGAGGATCCTGAAATTCAACATCTTAAAGACCTTAGCAGCAGATCAAGGTTTGATAAGATTGTATGTGTTTCCAATTGGCAGATGTACAGCTACAATGCCTATCTTGGCCTTCCCTATGAAAATGCAATCGTTCTTAAGAATGCAATTGAGCCCATTCCAATTACAACGAAGGAATATGATGGCACAGTTAATATCATCTATCATACAACCCCTCATCGCGGACTTGGTATTCTAGTTCCTGTGTTTGAGGAGTTGTGTAAGAGGTATGACAACATCCATCTTCATGTGTATTCCAGCTTCAAGGTTTATGGCTGGGAGGAAGCTGACAAGCAATTTGAAGAGCTATTCAATCGTTGCCGTTCACATCCAAAGATTACATATCATGGTGCAGTGACCAACGAAGAAGTACGAGATGCACTTACCAAATCACACATCTATGCATATCCAAGCATTTGGCCTGAGACAAGCTGCCTCTCTGTAATAGAGGCCATGTCTGCAAAGAACCTTGTTGTATGCCCTAACTTTGCTGTCCTTCCTGAAACTTGTTCAAACTTTGCCATGATGTATCAATGGCAGGAAGATGTAAACAAGCATGCTACAATCTTTGCACAGACGTTGGACACAGCCATCCGTACGATAATTAAAAACCAAGGCAACACTGATCCATACCTAGATTTTCAAAAGCAATATTTTGATCATTTCTATGGTTGGGAAACGAGGAAAGCAGAGTGGTTAACTCTGCTTAATCAACTCGATGCTACTCCACAGGTCCAACCTGTAAACCCTAATGTGTTTGTCTACAAGACCTCTTAACCCCAATCCTTCACATCAGTTTGTTCGTTGTAACCTGCACGATATGCATCGAACTCTGGTGAGTCAGGATCCTCTATCTCGATACGTACTGTACCATTACAAACATTATAGTGTGGATTAAACTGGCGACAATAATAAGCATCTGCTGCTCCACGATCATATGGTGATCCATGTCGTTTGTCATAATCAATCTCTGTCATATTTTAAACTCCCAATAAATCTTTCAATGCTTTACCAGCATTTTCCATTCGCTTGACGAACTCGTTTGCAGTATATGCAGAAACGCTTGCAATAACGTATTTGCCCTCACCACCACTTATTTTAAATGATGTAAGCTGGAAGCCACTAGTAGAAAAGCTGGCATTGTCATCCATATGTTGGTAAGCCATACCTACCATAAACGACTTGAGATCTTCCCATGAGTCATAACGCTCTTGTGCGGAAGGATTCATGGTGTATACTGCCCGAGCAGTATTTTCAAAAGAAAAATCATCGAACTTCATATCAAACTCCAATCTTATTTCGTACCAACATATTCCATTACAAACGTCTCAGACCCATCAGGGTGTTTGTGAGACCTTGAAATCACCCAACCACGTTTTTGGTGGTCTCGGACCTTTTTCGTAACGTAGGCCTTCTGGCCTGTAAACACTGTAGTCATATTAAGCTGCTTTCATTTTTGTTTGAAGTTGTTCTGCAATGATGAACTTAGCAATGTTCAATTGCTTGCGGATAAATTCATCTACATTTGGGGAAGAAATTGAAGGATTTTTCCTAGCCATCATTTCTTGACAATCTGAAAGAATGCCCATAA